GTTGTTCCTTGGAGATACAACTTCTTTAACCCCCTAACTATTGACATGAAAGACGGTCAGGTTAGCTTATTTATTGGTAAGAAAAATTATGCTCTTACAGCTAATACGTTTTTTGATAACTTTAAGGATGGTACAATCCCAGTCAAAGTCTTGGAGACATTACCATCCAATGTCAAAAATGCAATCAAGCGACAAGAAAGAAAAATAGACCTCGAAGCAGATCGTCTTTGTGTCCATTATTACAAGAAGGACGACTGGCAGCAGTGGGCACATCCTCTTGTTTACGCTATTCTCGATGATATCATCATGCTTGAGAAGATGAAGCTCGCTGACCTTGCTGCTTTGGATGGTGCAATTTCAAATATCCGACTGTGGACGCTTGGAAATTTCGATCATAAAGTTCTTCCAACAAAAGAAGGTATCAATAAACTTCGCAACATTCTAGCTAGTAATACTGGTGGCGGAACTATGGAGCTTGTTTATGGTCCAGAACTCAAGTTTACAGAGAGTAACTCTCAAGTTTACAAATTCTTAGGGTCAGAAAAATATCAATCTGTACTCAATAGTATCTATGCTGGTCTTGGTGTGCCCCCCACATTGACTGGTATGGCAAATAATGGCGGTGGATTCACTAACAACTTTATCTCATTAAAAACTCTCGTTGAGAGATTGCAGTACGGTAGAGACCAACTTACAAAATTCTGGGAGAAAGAACTGGAATTCGTAAGAAAGGCTATGGGCTTTAGAAAGCCAGCACATTTGGTTTACGACCAAATGAGTCTATCTGACGAGGCTTCTGAGAAAAATCTGCTTATCCAACTTGCTGATCGCGATATTATCTCGCACGAGACCGTTCTTGAGAGATTCAAGGAAGTTCCAGCGGTTGAGAAGGTTAGACTTCAAAGAGAAGATAAGGCTAGAGATGGAGAGAAGTTACCACCTAAAGCTAGCCCATTCCACAATGCAAACCAGAAGTTTGAGATGGAAAAAATGGATAAACAGGGTGAGCAGCAAGAGAAACTAGCAGAAAAGAAGGAAGCTCAAAAACCAAAGAATGATAATGGAAGACCACCTCAGAAGCAAGACGAGGGGCCAAGAAAGAGGCGGGTAGATACGCCAAAAACCAATCCGGGAGTTGCAGAATTATTCTTATGGGCTACAAAAGCATTTGATGCAACTTCCTTGATACGAGATGGTTATATTGCCCAGAAAGGTAGAGCAAACGTTCGCCAATTAACAAAATCAGAGGTGGATGAACTTGAAAACCTGAGACTTGGTACTCTTCTCAACCTAGAACCCCTATGCGAGATAAACGACGATGTTATCTACGCAGCAATATCTAGAGAGTTTAAGGAAATCCCCAAAGAACTGAAAGATGCTAGGGCAAACTCAAAAGGCATAGATGACTACAGAAAACTGGTTGTAGCAAACTATGTTGAGTTACTTCTAATGAAAATTTGACGTTTTTGTGAAAATTTATTTTTTTTGTGTATAATGCTTTGAGGTAATTAATATGACAATAAAAATATTCCAAAAAGAGATAGACGACGGTATTGGCGAGCTTGTAAAAAGCACTGCCAGTGTTGCGTATTGTTCTGAAGCCACTGTTTGTATCAATGATATTGCTCATTCTGGAAACAATGTCGTTAATAAAATAGTAGCAGAAAACAAAGACCAAATCGACCTTTACTACCTAGAGTCAGTCTTGGTGTCAACTGGATGGAATAAAAACGACGATGTGTTTACATCGGAGGCTACTTGGGCTGCTAGAAATACCCCCGAAGACAAGCAGTTCAATTTTATGCACGATGAGAATGACATTATTGGTCATATCACTGGAAGCTATGTTTTAACCAAAGATGGTAAAGCTCTAGCTGATGACGCAGAAGCCCCACAAGAGTTTGATATTATCACTCAGGCGGTTCTTTACAACAGTTGGACCGGTGAGGAAAACAGAGATAGGATGGGCAAAATTATTGCTGAGATCCAAGACGGAAAATGGTACGTTTCTATGGAATGTCTATTTTCTGGATTTGATTATGCATTAATTGACGAAAAGGGTGTTGCTAAAGTTCTCGCTAGAGACGAAGGTTCCTCCTTTTTAACCAAACATCTCAGGGCTTATGGTGGATCGGGTGAATATGAGGGATATAAGCTGGGGCGTGCTCTTTCTAATATTTCATTTTCTGGGAAGGGTTTGGTTTCTAAACCAGCTAATCCAAGAAGTGTAATTTTACGTGATAGCAGTACCGCCAATATTAACGTAGATCATAATTCTAAACTTTCAATAGGAGAATTACAAATGTCAGATGTTTTGACAGACCAGTTGGCCGAAGTTAAAGCACAGCTTGAAGCAGCTAAGGCCGAAAACGAAGCTATCAAAGCTAAAATCGAAGAAGCAAAAGATAAAGAATTTGCTTTCAAGGTAGAGGCTTTTGAAAGCACCATTGAAGAAAAAGATTCAAGTATTGCTGAACTTGAGGAAAGCATTAAAAGTACTCAAGCTCGTGTTGCTGAACTAGAAGACGCTCTTGCTAAATCTCAAGAAGATCTAGCATCTGCTAAAGAGCATATGGAAGAAATGAAGAAGAAAGAAAAAATGGAGAAGCGTAAAGCAAGTCTTGCTGAAGCTGGTTTGGAAGAAGAAGAAGTTGATGAAACTCTCGCTTCCTTCGACGCTCTTGACGACAGTGCTTTTGAAGCTATCGTTGCTATGATGAAGAAGAAGGGCATGAAGAAGTATGCCGAGATGCACGAAGACGAAGAAAAGAAGGATAAGGAAGCCAAGGCAGAAGAAGCTGAAGCAGAAGAAGCCGAAGCAGAACTTTCTGAAGATGCATTTGATAATGTAGAAACCAGCGAAGCCACTCTCGTAGAGGCAGAGCAAACCGACGAACTTGAAACAGCGAGAGCTTCTGTCTCAGACTGGTTCACAAATCACGTACTTAACAAGTAATTTATAGGAGATTATAACTATGGCTCTTAAAGCAGATAGATATGAAGAATCAACTGATATCAGTTATTTCATGACTGCCGCTACAGGTGACCGTGGAGGCGTTGTCTGTCTCGACCTGTTGAGTGCCTCTGGTGCTGCAATGGATCAGGGCGACAATACAGTTTCTTACCAAGCTGCCGCTACAACTGATGTACCAGTTGGTATTCTTTTGAACGACGTTGTTAACAAAGACCTGACCAGAACACATCTTAATCAGTATAAAGATGAAGTTCAGTTGGGTGGTAAAGTCACTGTGCTGACTCGTGGATGGGTTGTTACCAATAAGGTAACTGGAAATCCCGCCGCTGGTGATTTGGCTTATGCTTCCGAAACCATTGGTGAAATTTCAACAGTGGCAGCGAACGCAGAAGCATCTGGAAACTTGGCTATTGGTCGATTTATGTCCGCTAAGGACGCAGATGGATATGCTAAAGTTTATGTCAACCTTCCTAATCACGGTGCGTAAGCCATAACCTAAAGGAGATATTAAACATGTCATATACTGAAAGACCTAGCGATGAATTCATCAGTCTTTATCAGAAGACTGGTGATAATGACCAGAATGTAGCTTACGCTGCACAGCGTGAGTTTGCTAAAGCATTGGAACTTCCTTTGCGAAAAGGTGTTCTGATCGGTAATATTCTCGGAAATATTTTCGAGACTATCAATGTCGAGCCCGGAGCTACTACTGAGTATCCTCTCGACCTCATTTCACCGGGACTCGAAGGTGAGCACGTTGCTTACACCAATCCCGGTCATGGCCGTATTCCTGAGCGTGCGGTTGAAAGCGATTACGTCACGATCCCGACCTACAGCATTACTTCGAGCATCGACTACTTGCTCCGTTATGCTCGTGAGGCTCGTTGGGATGTGGCTGGTCGTGCTGCACAGGTCATGGAAGCTGGCTTTGTCAAGAAGATGAACGATGACGGGTGGCACACACTGTTGGCCGCTGGTGTTGATCGTAACATCTTGGTTTACGACGGTGACGCTACCGCAGGCTTGTTCTCCAAGCGTCTGGTTTCTCTGATGCAGACCGTTATGCGTCGTAATGCTGGTGGAAACACTGGCTCTGCTAATCGTGGTCGTCTGACCGACCTGTACGTTTCTCCAGAAGCACTCGAAGACGTGCGAAACTGGGGACTGGATCAGGTTGACGAAGTAACTCGTCGCGAGATCTACACCGCAAGCGAAGGTGGTGCTCCAATCACTCGCATTTACGGTGTTAATCTTCACGACCTTGATGAACTTGGTGAAGGTCAAGAGTACCAAGACTTCTTCACGAATGGTCTTGGTGGTGCTGTAGAGGCTTCTGACCTCGAATTGGTTGTTGGTCTGGATCAGGGTGCTAACGACAGCTTCGTTATGCCTATGAAGCAGGCTCTTCAGGTCTTTGAAGACCCAACCCTGCACCGTCAACAGAGAGTTGGCTACTACGGATGGGCTGAACTTGGATTTGGTGTTCTGGATAATCGCCGCATTATCCTCGGCTCCTTCTAAGTTTATAGGCTTATCTACCTATACGAGAGAGTCATTCCCATTAGATTGGGAATGGCTCTTTTTTTGTGTATAATAGTTTGTAATTCGCGTTTTACACCAAAAGGATCTTTTAAAGGGGATAATATATTATGACCGCTTTTTCTGACTATTTGGAGTCTGGTCTTCTTCACCATGTGTTTAGAGGTCAAGATTTTCCAAAACCAGCCAATGTAGCTATAGCACTTTGCAGTGGAGTCCCAAGAGACTCTGACACTGGCGTTTCCCAGTATGCAAATGGAGGTACGCTTCCAGAAATACCCTCTGGAAATTCAATTGGTGCATCTACAGGCTATGAGAGAAAAAATCTTGGAGATCCATCCGTACTGGGTAATTCCGTATGGACATATGACTCAGATGACCACAACGCCGGAAGTGGTTTAATTAAAAATACTGATACAATATTATTTGGCACTGCCACCCAAGACTGGGGCTGGGTATCTGGAATCGCGATTGTTGATTCTGGAGACTATGGAGCTGGCAACATGCTTATGTATGCAGAATTGAGCAATCCAAGAATCATTTACCAAGGTGACACAGTGAAGTTTGATGTATCTACACTGCAAATTAAATTCAAATAGAGATAAGTTATGATTTTGTCAAAAGCAGAGTACATTAGCTCTATAAATTCCTTGTTGCCTGATAATGGCACTCAAGAAATTTCGCCTCTCGACTTACGCACCAGTTTAATTAACTTAATTGATTCTGTACCAAATTTTATAAATGGTACTAGAATAAGCACTGCAAATTTTAATACTCCAGATACAAGAACTACACTTGCTGGCGATCAATCTCTAAGAAACATGTTCTTAGCTGGGAGAACCAGCGTTGACAACTCTGCTTTTGGTTACGCATCTCTAAGAAATAATTATACGGGTAGTGGTAATACTGCCGTTGGTAGTTATTCTTTATCATGTAATTTTTATGGCGACTCTAATACAGCAATTGGTCTTTCTTCTCTTGCTGGAAACACAACTGGTTCTGGAAATGTTGGACTAGGCAGTTACACACTGCACAACAATAAGAAGGGCCACTTTAATGTAGCAATTGGTCATGGTGCAGGTTGGTATATAGGGCAAGAGGTTGACTATACATTCGTAGTAGCTTCCACTCCAATCGGTGTAGAAGGAACCTGTGATGATTTTGGCAATCCTATCTTTTCCGGGGAGGCACCATTACTTTACGGTAATTTAGATGCTTCTAACCATCAGCTTGCCGTAGGAACAAATTCTATACATAGTTTTGGTATGCTTCAGGTTTCTGGCGGCATAGCACCAACTATTGGGTCTGAATTCAATCTTGGTTTCGATGGTTACAAATGGTCATCCGTTAATGAAGAAGTATTCTTCTCTGGAGGTGCCGTAGGTGTTGGAGGGCAACCATCAGGTGCGGCTCAGGGTGTAGCTGATGGAAAAATGACGGTCTATGGAGACCTAGTACCAAACATTAATGATAGATACGCATTAGGCCATCCACAGTTAAGATGGGATGGTTATTTTAATGATGTGGTTATTAGTGGTCAGGCTTTTATTAATGAAGCGACTTACAATAATGTATCAGAATGTCTTTATGAGTGTAAAACGCTTCACTTAGCAACAAGTGGTTTTTGTGATCCAGAAGATGATGGTTTCCATAACTCTGCCGTTTGCGGCTTTTTAGATGATGTATCTTTAGATGGTGCAGGTTTTGAGGTCCACTCTAGCGGATCAGATTATCGACGAGATTACATTTTTGCCTACAGAAAGCCAGACCCTACACTTAAATGCCTACCATTAGATGATCCTTACTCAAGATCTAGGTTTGAGTCTAATATCTCATTAGAGGTTACATCTGGTAACGCACTGATAACAGAAAGAGTATTAGGTCGTGAAGTAGCCTCTATGGTTGTCCAAAGTGGCTGCATGGGCGTATTCCTAGAAGGATACGAACCGTCTGGGCAAAGAGTTGTTGTATCTCAAGAACCACATTTTTCTAATAGTTATCCAACCCTAAATGATGCAAACTTTATTGCTAGATCTGGTACAGATATTATAGAGGGCAACCCAAGTGGCTACGATTATACCGTAATGTACGGAACTGTAGATTCAGGTGTTCAGGTGGCACAAAGGTTCGCAAGTAGAATAAAAAACTCTAGTACAGTTCGTGGCTTTAGTATTGTTTATCACGACGAATTTGATCAGGAATAAATGATGAGAGATAGACTATCAATACATTTAGATAACGGCCAATCCGACATAAGGGAGGCTGTTACTGTACTAAGAAATGGGGGCACCGCTTCCCAATCTGGTTTAGTTGGCATAACAAATGCTGCTTACGATCCAAATACCGGAACGGCATACATCCCAGAGACTATATTTAATGTCCAATCTACTGGCGATTCTAATATTAGATTTTCTAGTGGTCCATCAAGATCATATAGAAGCTGTTTAGAGCTTTTAGCGGTTGGAAATGAAAGAGCTTCTGGTTTACACTTTAGTTATGATCCACAATTTGATGATTCATATATCGATACTGGATACGGATACGGAAACTATGAACCCTGCGTGAACCCAAACGGAACAGATAAAACTGTAGCTGACTTTTCTCTGATTCGTCCAAGCGGTACAGAGGGCATGGAGTTCTCACACATGTCCCTTTCAGAGCGTGGATATGTCAGCATTGGTCTAACCAGAGTTCATGAACAAAGACGCTTTGAAGCCAATGCACCACTGACTATAGCCTACATGTGCGATGGTCATCAAGATAGTGGTACAATCTCGATTCACCAGCAGGCTTCTGAGCCAACTACCCACACCAATTTTGGTAAAGTATACGTTAAGCCATATTCGGTTGGTGGAAGAACTCAGGCTTTGTACTTCAAAGACGATGGTGGTAACGAGACGAACTTGGTTCTTTCTCAAGATTTAGATCCAGAAGATTCTCTTGATGGTCTTATTTACGGAGACGGGTTTGGAAACACTTATGGTGGCTGGTATACACCAAGTGTTAGAGCCGGTAGTCTTGAATTAGGAACTAATACATTTTATGGTTATGGTGCTGGTGCAAGTATAGATGCAGAATCTGTATCAACCTGTAATGTACTAATCGGTTATCATACAGGTAGTGGTATAGATTTATCAAGTAGAAATACAGTAGTTGGATGCAATAGCCTTTACGGTTATTCAAACGCATATAAGAATGTTATTATTGGTTCAAATAACGTCCTCCAAGATGGTACTATCCAACCTGACACTATTCAAGATATTATTGCAATCGGTAGAGACCTATACAACAACGAGGTTCCAGACGAAGGCGTACTAGCTATAGGTATAGGAAGTAACCCACTGATTACTGGTAGAGTCGCTTCACCAGACAAGCACTTCACGGTTAACGATGGTTATTTGTCTGTCCTAGATGAAAATCAAACAGAGTTTAAGGTAAGTACCACTTTTGATTCGGTATTCCAAAGAAATACGATTAATATCGACTTGATTGATTATAACAAAGGTGGAACTGAATACGCAGAAGACAATCTTAAGTTCAACTTCAAAAATGAAGACGGACTCACCAACACATTATTCCAACTTGAACCTCGCGGCGATGCCCTTAGTAATACTCCAAACTATGCATCTCCAGCAGAAACAACTCCATTTGCTCAACTTGATGCAGATTTTAAACTCAAGGGTGCAATTAGATTCCAAGATGGAACCTCTTTATCTGGCCTTTCAGAGTTTGAACTTCTCACAACTTTTGGTACGTCTGGTATCAATAAGGTATTAGAAACCTCTAACAGTACAAACTATTTTGTATTAGATTATTCTGACTTGAGTCTTGCTGGTGATGTTTCTAGTAATATTAGAACTGACAATACTTTTGTAGCCGTACAGCTTGACGGTACAAATTCTTCCAATATTGGAAAGATGTCACTTCAAGGTCTCGCGGATTATGTTAGTAGCGGAACCTCAAGTATTGCTGAAAACTGCAACGTTATTATATCTAATCCAGAGAATGAATTAAATATCAATGCGGCGGCAAACACAAGAAGTGTAATGATTGGTTGCGACGTAGCTTACGGAACGATTGGTCAGTACAATTCAATTATGATTGGTTCAGCGGCTGGTGCAAATGCAACAGCAAGCAATCCATCACTTTCTTCTCCATTTAATAACATTTTTATTGGTCCAGCAGCAGGTCAAGACTCTAACGATACATCTTATGCAATCTGTATCGGAGATAGTGCTGGAAAGAACTCTGATAGTGCAACAGACTGTGTATTTATTGGAAACAGTGCTGGACTAGATTCGACACAAACTAAGTCAATAGGTATTGGAAATTTTGCCCTCAAGGGTGGAACTTCTGAGTCAGAGGGTGGAGTTGGCAATATAGAGATCAATGCTGGAATTTCTGATGGAGACAGGTTATTTAGCGATCCTGAAACTTTGGCTCTAGACTACAGATTGTCCATCAATAAGGCTATTGCTGGTAGAACAGACAGAAGAAACATTTCTATTGGTGATGGTAGATTGTCTCCGACTGCACCTCTTGAGGTTAGATATGATGACACGATTGGTCATAGTAACAATCCAAAGATAGATGGAAGCAAGGTTTTACAAAGCTGGTATTGCAACGATACGTTGGTTGCTTACTTAAATTGCGATGGTCAACTGATACCGCAAACCTCCTCTCCAACCTCGTTTATTAAAGAAGGTATTTTAGACGGTACTCTTTCTGCTGCTGGTGGTATTAATTCTCCAACCACTGCGACACTAAGTGTATACGTAAATGGTACAGACACAACAGAGAATATTACCGTTACAAACAGAGACGCGAACCTTGGACCTATAGGTGCTACTACTTATGTTATTGTTATGAAGATGGGAGATGAATGGCGACCTATGTGGGTTAGTTGTCCGTAAAACAAACTGAGGAACACGAAAATGGGAAGACCCAACCAATGCGACCCCTGCTGCGGGGATATCGGAGATCCACCAGATCCACCAGATCCACCAATCTCACGATGTGATGATGTTATATGCATTGTCCTTATAGACGAAAACATGAAAAATGGTCGTGATAAAATGCCTGTTCTTCATCCACTCTTTAGGGCCGCATACCCAAATAGATTGCTTTTTGTCTTGGACGTTTTTCGCTCTCCTTCTGTCAATACTATGTATTATTCTCAGTCTTTTCTTGATGACCCCCTTGCCTTTTCTCTTAGGGTAGAATTTGATGATCCTTCTGGTCCCGCTGGTCTAATACGACTTCTCGCAAGAGATTTTGGCGATAACACAATCGCTACCGCTAATGATCCTTGGGGTAGAATTTTAGCAATAAAAGAGCATTATCCATCAGCAAAAGCTATCTTTGATGCGGCTTCAGAAATTTCTATTTTTATCGATGACTCTGGTAGTATGCGAGTGAGTCATGTGGAGGCGACAATTGCAAGAATGAGAGCAGATGCTATCTCGTCTGGCTATACAGTTGCTGCCTCTACCAGCAATAAAAAAGAGGAGATTATCTGCCCCTTTGCCCAGTCTCAGTGTTGTTCATCAGATGCACAGGCTCTTATGGACGCATGTGGCGTCGATGTAGATTGTGGAGCAACCTCCCTATCATTTATTCAATCACCAGATAACGGCCTAATCAGAGAGTATTGTGATAATAATTCCCGTTTCCCGACAGATGGTGAGTATTTTGGTGTTTGCAATACATGTATTACACCAGCCGAAGAAAATGAAGACCAGACTATAGAATACACTGCCATCGCCACAAATTCACGAGGGCAAAATGCTGATTTTGTAGAAATAAGGTATTCTTTACAGGCTTCAGATAATGGTACAGATTGGGTTACAATTGAAAACTTAGACAATGGGTTTAGCGGCACACAGCAAGAACTTAATGTACTTATAGATAACTGGGGCGGATCTTCTTTAGACCCAGATGATTGTCACCAATGGCTTTCAGACGGTGGCGAATGGGGTCAGCTTGGTAGCGATATTGATGGTGAAGTGGTTGGTGATTACAGCGGTTGGAGTGTTTCGCTCAATGCAGCCGGTGACCGTGTAGCGATTGGTGCTACGTTGAATGGTGGTGGGCACACAAGAATTTTCGAGTGGAATGGTAGTAGCTGGACGCAGCTTGGTAGCGATATTTACGCTGAAGCGGTCGGTGATTTCAGCGGTCACAGCGTTTCGCTTAATGCAGCCGGTGACCGTGTTGCGATTGGTGCCCCTTACAATGATGGTAATGGGGATCACTCCGGTCACACAAGAATTTTCGAGTGGAACGGAAATAGCTGGGTGCAGCTTGGTGGCGATATTGATGGCGAAGCGTCTGGTGATAAAAGCGGTTACAGCGTTTCGCTTAATGCAGCCGGTGACCGTGTGGCGATTGGTGCTCCGAGCGATGATGGTACTGAAGAGAATTCCGGGTACACAAGAGTTTTCGAGTGGAATGGTGTTAGCTGGACGCAGCTTGGTAGCGATATTGATGGCGAAGCGGCTGGTGATAAAAGCGGTTGGAGTATTTCGCTTAATGCAGCCGGTGACCGTGTAGCGATTGGTGCTCCGAGCAATGATCGTCCTTCACCCTATTATGGTAATGGAACGTCCTCCGGCCACACAAGAGTTTTCGAGTGGAATGGTAGTAGCTGGACGCAGCTTGGTAGCGATATTGATGGT